CGCGCGCTGCTGGCATCGTTCACACGGATCCTGTCCCTGGCCTGGGAGGCGAAGTACGAGCGCACGCCTCACTTGAATGAAGAGGAGTTGATGGCATTTCTGAAGTTGAGTCGCCGGCAATATTTCGAGCAGAAGGCTGATATGGAGCTCTTGGGATGGCTGCGTTCATCTCATCCGCGCCCTGGCTTCGTCCAGTTCACGTTCAGCCGCTCGACACCTGCACTTGCGCCAGGTGCAAGTGTAATTGAAAAGGTGAGCCCTGAACCAAGTGCGGAAAATCGCACTGCTGGTGCGGAAAGTCGCACTCCCTCCTCTTTAGTAGGAGGAGGAGAATCTTTAATTAACTTAAATACAGATTCTCCTCCTCCTCCTCTTAACGGGAATGGCAGTGCGGAAAACCGCACTTTCCCGGGAGTGATTGAGATCTTGAGCCGCACAGATCTGCTGTTCGACGGCAATCTGGTGGCATCCAAAGACTTGGAGAAGTGTTCCCCGATCGACGTTCTAGGCTGGTGCTCCTATGCGTATTCGAATAAGAGCAAGCTGAATGGTCCGGGTGGCCTGGTCCGTGCCCGTCTTCTGAAAGGGGAGCGCCCACCACTCTGGGCAGCAAAGGAGTGGTCGGCGGTGCTGCCGGAAGATTTCCTGGAAGCCCTGAAGCTGATCAAATATGAATGCGATTACTGCGAAGAGCGTTTTGGTACGCGGGCGTTGAAAGATGTGCATCGCACGGAAAAGCACCCTTTCACGTGCATGGAGTGTCCAGCGTGGTTCATGACCTTTGAGGAGAGCCAGGTGCATTACCAGAAGAAGCATGATCCGGATCGAGAGAAAGCCGCGCACCTTCTCCCAGCCTTCTCACGCGAACCGGAAGACGATAGCCCGGAGGGAAAGGCTTGGCGGTCCGTGCTTGACCAGCTGCAGATGGAGATGCCGCGGGCATCGTTCGACACGTGGGTGCGGGATACAAAGGCGGTCCGTTTCGATGGAAACGCTTTGACGGTCGGGGTGATGAATGTCTATGCGCGCGATTGGCTGGAGAGCCGGCTTCGAAGCACCGTGGAGCGCTTGCTGATGGAGATCTTGGCTAGGAGCGTGATCGTGGTGTTCGTGGTGGCCACCGTGGAGACCGATCATGAGTAAGCGATGGACTCGCGGCAGCGCGCGCACGACCACGACCGTCTTGATCGAAGCTCCGGATGTGCAGAAGGCACGCCGGTTGCCGATGTTTGGACCGGGCATCGCGATCAAGATCCCGCTGCACCTGCTGCCGGCATACATGGAGCTGTATGGGCTGGAGCCGGTCGAGGATTGGCGCGCGCCAGTGTGGAAACCTGCGGCGCTGCTGGTGAAACGAAACAAGAAGAAAGAGACACATGCACCTGCCGATTTGCTAAGCAAATCGAGTGCAGATGTAGAAGGAAGGTAAAGCATGCAAACGTTATCCGCTATTTTGATCGGCTTCAGTTGGATCGCTGTCCTTCTGCTGGTCATCGGCGCCGGCATTGCCGTGTATGCATGGGTCCGTGCGCATGGAAGGAATGCCGATCCTTGGGGCTGGCGCGAGATCGGAGAAGAGCTCGAGCGGGAAGCGCAGAAGGAGATGAACAAATGACAGCCGCAATGATCATCCTAGTGGCTGCTCTCGTTTTCTACATCGGTTTCAGCATAGCATTTGACAAAGGGTACGAGCGTGGAGAGCAGGAAGGACGCCTAGACCAGCATTGGTACCAACAAAGAGTAGCACAAAAGACAAAGCGCAAGTGAGAGATGAAGGAGAGTATCTCATGGATATCACCGGTCAATTTTTCATTGTCCAAAAGCATATGAAGCGCAAGGGGAAGCTGCAGCGCCGGAAGTTTCACGAGCAGGAAGATCTCGATGAAATGATCGCTCTGGCCAGAACGTATGCTGCCCGGAGCGGTGAGGATTTCCTGATCGTTCAAGTGGTGCACGAAGTCTCGAAGCTCGAAAAGAAGGAAGGTTGAGATGCCTTATTTTGTGATCGCAGTTCTCGTGCTGATCGTGATCGTCTTTGGGGTGTCTTCGACATCCCAGTCGTACGCCATGGCGCAGCAAGCCAAAGCCCAGATCGAAACGGCACAGCTTGGCCAGATCAGCGCCTGGGGCAACCTGATCACGATGCTGACGCTGGCCTTGATCATTGTCGTGGTTCTGACCGTGCTCATGGTCGCGCTGTACTGGTTCTTCAATCGCGCGAAGGGAGACCGAAAGGTCAAGGGGAAGCCATTTTTTCCACAGGACACCGAAAACCAGTCGCCTCGCATCGATACGAGCGCGGCGATCAGCCAGCTGCTGCAACTGGAAACATTGAAGCTGCTCAGTTCCATAAATACCAAACCGGGCGAGCCGCGCGTCTTGATCGATGCGCCCAAAGAGGACGATGAGATCCCCTGGCTTCGGTAAGTAAGAAAGATTGGAGCTTGATGTGAAACGTATCGTTCTCGCCACTTTTTTTTTGCTCTCCCTGCTACCGGCGTGCGCACCTGCCTCCTCCCCGGATCTGTACTCGAGCTCACAGAGCAGCCGGGCAACTGCAGACGCGGCCCTTCAGCAAGCCTACTATCAAGAGCAGTTCCTCACCGCCAGCGCTCAGGCCCCGATCGTTCATATCACCGAGACGGCCGCAGCGATGGCCATCCAGCAACAGTTTTGGACATCGACCGCACAGAGTGTACAGAGCACACAGGTTGCCGCGATGACTCAGACGTCGATGGCCTGGACGCCGACACCGAATGCCACGATGACCGCTGTCTTCGTGATGGCTGCTGCAGAAGGTACGCAGATGGCCAACAACATCGAGCGGGATAAGTTGGAGCTGCAACGCCAGCAGGACATCAACGACTTCAAAGGAAAGCTGCCGGCATATTCTTTTGTGATCGTGGTCCTGGTGCTGGCGATCATTCTGATGGTCGTCATCCGGCGCGAGCGATTTCGTCCGGTGCCGGTGGACGCGCGCGGCAATCCGCAGCCTATGCTGGATGTGGTAGAAGGGACGATCACCGATGTGGACCGCAATCCCAATTTCCGAGGGGATCTCCGTGACAATTTATGGAAGCAATGGCTTCGCAAGAAGTTGGACCTGCCTCCGCTGTTGCCGGAGATCACCGCCAAGCGGCAGGATGAAACGACGCAACGCGACCAGCTGCTGGACCTGGGCACGCGCGGACTGCCAGGTGGCAGCGGTCAAAGCATGGCAGCCAAGCGGCTGGCAGGGCAGGAGATGACGAAGCAGCTATCTGATTCGAATCTACAGAGTCGCTTCCAGATTTTGAACGAAGAGAATCCTCAGCTGAATGCCGTCAATGGGGAAGTTGTCCAGGTCCTGGATCAGGACTGGGAACGGGCAAAGCAAGGAGGGGAATGATGGCGCGGAAACTAAACTATCCGATCACCCATCTGGAAGACCTATCGCCAACTGAGCTGCTCAAGCTGACCGATTCGGCGAGATCCTACGAGCCGGAGGAAGTGTCTGTCTTATGGCGGATCCGCCGTTGGATCCCAGGCATCATTATTGCTTTGATCATTGCCGGATGGCTGTGGTCTTTGTATCGAGGCTGATATGAATAACTCAATCTCTCCCTATAACTTCGCGATGCGAGTGGCATTCAAAACACTGATGCTGTTGATCAATCGCAGGGTATTGCTGTACCCGGCTGGCATGGCCTTTTGTGTATGGCGTCGAGGGGATCGGATGATCGTAGCCTTCGATCCGGCCGCCATCCAGCTGGGGCGGATCAATGATGATTTTGTACATGATCTTTCCACGCAATTAGAGGGCAGGCTCGTGGTGCGCACGAACAGCCGCGGCATGTTCCTGCAGGTGGGATTGGAGGTCCCGCCTGCACCCTCTCCATTGATTGCGCGATCGCTGTCTGTCGCCGAACAGTCCACGCCCTGGCATATGCCGATCGGCACCACCGCGCAAGGCGAATTATGGATCAGCCTCATCGAGGCCGATTCCTTATTGGTTGGCGGCACGCGCGGTGGCGGGAAATCGGGACTGGTCAATGGCATGATCCAGGCGCTGTTAGTGGGTGAGCGGACCGATGTGTATGCCTGTGATGGGAAGCGCGGCGCGGAGCTGGGCCGCTACATTGGCCACCCCAAGTTTCACTTTATGGGAAACGTCGACGAGGGATTGAAGGTTCTTTCCGAGATCCTGGAACACCGGCTGGATCAATTGCGGACAAGCGGATATCCGAATATCCTGATGCACAACGCAGCGGGTAAAGAGTTCATTACGCCTATCGCACTGGTGGTGGATGAGATCGCAGACCTCGATGATGGATTGAAGGAAGCGATCAAGCGGATGGTGAAGCTGTATCGAGCGTGCGGGCTGTATCCAATCCTGGCAACCAATGACCCGGTGCAGAGCGCCATTTTAGTCAAGAGCAATTTGGCTACGCGCGTCTGCTTCCGGGTGCCGTCCTTCAATGACAGCATTACCGTGCTGGGCAACAAAGGCGCCGAGAAGCTGCCCAGCCAGGTGGGGCGCGGACTGGTCCTGTGGAACGGACGACTCACGGAGTTCCAATCATTCACGGTGGATTACCCGCGTCTTTCCGATGCAGCGCTGCAGGAGCTGGCCGCGCAGGTGGATGGAGGGAAGGCCGGGTCTGCTGAAGCAGGCGGACCCAATGAGATCACAAAGCTGGCGGAGTCCATCCGGCCGGAATGGTCCCCGGGTATGAGTGGCAGGGCAGTGGCCAGGCTACTAAAAAAAACGTACGCGGGCGCCTGGTACGACAAAGTAAACGCAATCATTGAATATCTGGGTGCTACTACTTCTACTACTGCCGGAAATACTCCTGATTCGGGCCCGGTAGTGGCATAGCAGGTAGTAGTAGTAGCGCGAAAGGAGCCATGATGACCATGATTTGTTCGTGTGGCCGCACAGTGCGTTTCCATGGAAACGGGAGAGCAACATGCAAATGCGGGCGGTCCTTCAATGTACAGATGAGGGCGCCGATCAAACGGCGCCACAAGGCCAGGGGCTCTCTGAAGAAGAAAGCCGGGCAAACGCTCAAGCAGCTCCAGGGGTTGCTGCTGAGTGCAGGCTTTGTTCTTTTGCTACTCACGGCCGTGGCATTGATCAGCCTGGCCGGAAGGTGAGGAAGTATGAAGAAATCAAGATTTCATTTTGGGACCGTTCTCTTGAGCCTGGCCGCCCTCGTCAACCTGGCACGCTGGATTGGCTTGTTCACCTTCAGTGAGCATGCGCCGGCCTGGATCCGGGATGTCATCCCGTGGCTGGATGCGGTCAGTGGGCTCTTCACGGGTTTGGCCGTTGCAGGTGGTCTGGCATTCGTGGCTCACCGCCTGGGCAGCCTGCAGCCATTCACAGCGAAGGGCCGGCCGGTGATGAGGTTCTGGGGTGCCTTGATCAGCGCGGTGGGCATTCTGGTCTTATCTGCTTTCCTGTTGCCTCCCTACATTCGCATGACCATGCCGGATGAATTGAAATTGGAGATATCCGATCTGGGCACGTGGTCTGTGATGGCGGTGCTGGTCGGTGACCTGATCATCGTTACGATCGCTTTAGCGGACGGCAAATCCGCAGGGTTCACCCGCTCAGCGAAGAAGCCACCGAAGAAGACTCGCTCAGCAAAGCCCAGCGGCCGCTCAGCGAAGCCGAGTGAAAAGCAAGCGATTGTTCATTGCCGTTACGAGGGGGCAGGCTGCAAACGGACAGGAACGCAGAACGCGATGAACGCGCATGCGCGCAGCTGTGAGTTCAAGCCGACGATCTCGATGCCAGTTGAGGCGAGGGCGGAGAAGAAATGAAAAAAGCCGATCTGAAGAAAAAGGCCGTCGCTCTATCCCTGCCCGTCACCTTCTTTTACCCACTGAACTGCGCGCCTGGTGAGGATGTCTTTGAGACCGCGCGCAAACGGGATGAGGATTCTTATCGAGCCAAACATGCTGCGCATCGTAAAGATTATGAACCCTCCAAAATGATCCTGGCTGATTTGGACGGTAAGCACATATGGCGCAACGTACACACAGGTGGGCAAGAGATTACCGATTCTGTTCGCGCCGACCAATGGGGGCACTATGAGCCTCTGGGAAAGAAGAAAAAGGATATTTACCAAAGCCCCCTCGGCGTCGGAATTCATTATGGAGAAGTATTCCTAATCGAGCACTGGGTTCTATGCGATCAGCTGTCTGAAGAACAAGAGACTGCTTGGAACTTATTTGAGAAGACTTTTCGCGCTGAAGTTGCTATGCGTGAAAGCGGCAAGAAGGCCGCTCAATTGGAATTGTTTTAAGAAAGGGAAAGAGATCAATGAAAACTTTGGGGACTGTCTTCGAAGGCGCACAGACTGCAGTGCAAGTGCTCGACCAGGCCATCAAGGACCTGACGGAGTTCCGCGAGTCCGCAGCGCTGGAGATCGCTCAATACTTGCGAGTCGATCAGGGCATTGAGTTGGATCCGGAGGCGATCCGCGCGACGCTGACCAGGCCATACACGCTCCTGCCAATCAATGAACATGAAGCCTGGCTCATTCATTGGCGCGGCGTCAAGATGCCGATCTTTGGTTGGGTCGTTGCCCAGGAGCCGGCATTCATCAAGGCGCGCGTAACTCGCTCAATGGACCTGCTCACACCGCTGCCCGGCTGGATGAAGCAGGAGCTGGGCTGGAAGCCGCCAGAGCATAAAGCTGTGATCGACGGGACGCGCACCAGCTTGCAATTAACAGAGGGCGACGGCGCTAGCTTCAAGCGCAAGTATGGCAGGCATCTCGGATCGATGCAGGCCGATGGCTCATTCAAGATCAAAGGCGGCGATGCATGGATCAAGCTGGTCGCCGCGCTGGTCCGTGATGGGATCCTGCCTTATGCACCGACGCCGGTGGCCAATGAACATTGGAAAGATGATGTCGAATATCCCGCTCTACTGACTGAGATCATCGACAAAAAGCAGAGGGAAGCCGGCGCCGATTACATCGAGCGTGCGATCAATGAATTCGTACATAAAGGAGCGGTGTTGATCAACTATCCACCCGGGTCCGGCAAGACACTGACCACGTGTGCGATCCTCAACCACTTCCGCGGCCGCGTGCTGCTGTTAGCTGACACCACCATGCTCATTGATCAATGGCGTGATCGGCTGAAGAAGTTCGCGCCGAATGCCGATGTCACTCTGTCAACGTACCAGGGCGCGCAGAAGTATCTGAAGGAAGAATGGGATTTGATCATCCCGGATGAGGCGCAGCGCCTGCCGGCGAACACGTTCTCGAAGTTGGCGTTCATCAAGACGAAGTACCGACTTGGGCTCACGGGCACAGCCTGGCGCGAGGATGACCGTCAGCATTTGATCGTCGCCTTGAGCGGGTTTCCTGTAGCCATTAGATGGTCCGAGATGATCAAGGCCGGCGTATTGCGCCGCCCACGCATCATCGTGGCCACGGTCCCGAATGATGCAGCAAAGACTTCCTATGTCAAGAGCCTGGTGGCCAGGCGGAGGGGCAGGGCACTCATCTTCTGTGATTGGCTGGAGCAGGGTCAGCAGCTCGCCGACGCGCTCGATGTGCCGTTCATCCACGGCGCCACCGCGCGCAAGCTCGAGAAGCTCGAAGAGAGCGAGGTGTGCGTGGTCAGTCGCGTGGGTGATCGCGGGATCTCTCTGACGGATCTGCGCCTGGTGATCGAGGTGGCCGGCGCCGGGTCCGCACGTGAGCAGTTCGCGCAGCGAGTCGGAAGATTATTGCATGGCGAGTTCGAAGGCGAGTTCATTACGGTCTTCACTCCGGAGGAAGCGGCGAAGTATCGCGGCCGTGTCTTCGGGGTCGAGGCGGAGCTCGCAGGCGAGGTAGATATCGAATTCATCCAGGTGGGAAACGTGGCGCCAGGCGCCACGGCCAAACCTGAAGCACAGAGCAGAAGGCGCGTGGTCGCGCGCGCGTCGTCTGGTCTGTCACTGAGCCAGGAGAAGCCGAAGGATGATATCGCCGCAGCCCTGGCCTTGCCAGCTGTAGCCGCCAAGGTCCTGCAGGCACAGAAGAGCGTGGGACCGGATATCGGCAATTACATCACGCAGGTGATTCGCTATTGTTGGATGGCGCCTTTGAGTCCCAAAGAGATTATGGAAGGCCGCGGGCTCACTGGAAGTCGAACGCTTTCGCGTTTGACGGCCGCCTGCAGGGCCGCACGGCTGGTGGGTTTGTTGGCGCTGGACAATGACGGCCGATATCGAGTCAATCAGGATGAGATCAACCGGTTGAAAGTGTTGAGTTCTTTGAGGAGATGATCATGTTCCATGTACACGAAGAACACAGGATCAGAACCGGCCTGATGGCTTCTACTGCCACCCAGGGAAATAACGGCGCCTTCGAGCTTCCACCCATTAGGGGAGGGCGGAAGCTGTTTTGTATTGTGAGTGATGGCGCTGGCTGGGAACATGTCAGCGTGCACGTGCTCGATGGGAAGCAAATGCACACGCCGACCTGGTCCGAGATGTGCCACATCAAGGATGTTTTTTGGGACGGCGAAGATATCGTCATTCAATATCATCCGCGTCGAAGCCAGTATGTAAACAACCACCCCCATACATTGCATTTATGGCGGCCAACAACTCAAACGATTCCAAGTCCACCCAGCTACCTGGTGGGCATAAAACTGTAAAAGGAGATTAGCCATGTTTCACCCGTTTCCCGATGACCGCATGAGCGCGATTGCGCGTGCACAAAAATATGTCAGCCAGGATCCGCTCTTCCTGGACACGGAGACCACCGGCCTCAGTGACATGGATGAGATCTGTGAGATCGCCATTGTCGATCTGACCGGCCAGGTCCTGATCAACTCCCTGGTCAAACCCATCAAGCCGATTCCGCTCAGCGCCACTGATATCCATGGCATCTCGCAGGAGATGGTGCAACGCGCACCGACGTTCCGGGAGCTGTTGCCGGAGCTAGACCGGATCTTGAAGGGGCGCATCGTGATCATCTACAATGCGGAATTTGATATGGGCAAGATCACCCGCTCTGCCCAGGCCAACGGATTCAACCTGTCCGGCAAGGATGGCTTCAGCGCCTGGTGGTGGTCACCCGAGGATTGGGATCCTTTGGCGCAACTCTTCGACAGTGGCTGGTACTGTGCCATGGAGCTGTACGCCGCTCACTATGGCGATTGGAATGAATACCACGGCTCCTACAGATGGCAGCGCCTGAGCACGGCCCTTCAGCAATGCAAGATCAATCTCCCACAGAGTATTCATCGTGCACATGCAGACGCCGAGATGACGCGGCGCCTGGTCCTGCACATGGCACAAGGTCAATTGACTTTGCCGGCAATGAATCCCAATGAACAAGGAGAGCCGAATGAACACGAAGGATAACTGGCTGACTACCGCAACCGTTCATGCCGAAGATCGGCGAGCACTGTGGGGATCAATTTTCCCTGGCGCTGTCGTGCCGATCAAGTCTATCCTGACCTCGAAGGCGAACTTGCCAGGACTTCCGAATGTAGAAGTGTATATGCTGGATCTCGAAGCGATATCAGACGAGCAAAGAGAAGGCCTCATTGAGGCGATCTCTAATCGGTTTGGCTATCCCGTGGAGGAGGTTCGAACCGAGATAGAACAAGGTGTGCCAGTCCTGGCTGATGGCGTGAGTGTAGCTACTCGGGATCAGGGCTTGGCTTTCTCACTCCTCGGTGATCTTGACGATGATGATGTGGTTTTGGCTGGCGCCGAAGAATGGATGATGATTATTTAGGCTTGGAGGATGACGATGAATAATCTGTACTGGTTACTTGCTGCACTGCTTTTGATGCTCATTTCTTTCCGGTTGTACCTGCGTATCACCGATCAACACGTTCACTTCCACTGGCAAAACACCAGTGACGAGAAACACCCGGAACCTTTATGGCGCGAGGGGCGCTGCTGGTTTTATCTCAGCTACAACGACGACAACAAGCATCACAAGTGGTATCCGCCGCCGACCATTCATCCCTGGTGGCATCTGTTTCACAAGTCGTCGATCGAGTTCAAGGTCTATATGGCAGCCGACGAGCACGACCTTGGTTTCTTCTTTGGCTTCCTGTTCGGCAGCGCCGGTCTGACGATCTCAGGACTGTCTTTCTTTCGCTGGCTCTTCAGTAATGTCACACGCATGGGCTTTGGCTACGATACGGGCTTCGACTTCGACCCGTGGCGAGGGCATCTGACGTTCTACCTTGCCTACAACGACATGGCAAGCGGACCGGGCCTTCGAGTCCAGGTCCCGCGATGGTATCGCAGGCTGCTTCTCCGACTGGGCCGGCCACGAAAGAAGGTTCGAAGATTGCTGCGGCCCACGGATCCATTGCCTTCCGGCATTCACTTTTGGAGAGCCGCCAACTGGAGCAGGGACTACTCAACGGGTGGTGGGGTTCACCTTTCCTTCGACTTTGATCGGATGATTCGGGGCAGCTATGAACGGGAAGTCGAGAACATCGGCGAGCCCCTTGTGAGGGAGATCCCGATCGAGCCGGATAACACTCTGGACCTGCATTACTTCGCCACCTTCCAAAGACAGAAGGAGATCCGCTGGCGAGGACATTTTCCCTGGAGGAAGAGGATCGCCTATTACTGGGAGTTCGATTCCAAAGCGCCACCCATGCACGCAGGCAAGGGCGAGAACTCCTATGACCAGGACGACGACGGTATCTTTGGCGCCGGTCTGGGGAGTGAAGCTCTGGAGGATGCCATCACTGAGTATGTAGAGAAGGTCAACCGTGACCGCAAGAAGTACGGCATGCCGGACGCCATCTCTGAAGCGCAGCAAAAATCCATGAGGTTATGAATATCATTCGAGATCTCTTCCTGCGCTTCCTGGACTTTCTATGGCGCCAGCATGAACGAAGCATACTAAAAGGAGAACGCATGCCAAAACAACATTTGAACCAACAAGAGCAGATCTCTTATCTGCTTTCTTTCCTGGCTATTCTTGTGCAGCGCGCGGGCGGCCAGATGACGATCGAACATTTAAGCGAATATTCCAGCTCATCGCTGGGCCTCAGCATGAAGCTGGATGTTGAGAACGACAAGGTTGTGTTGATCGTGAGCCAAAGATCGAACCAGAGCCAATCGAAGCCTGTGTAAAAGGAGAACACAATGGATACTGGAAAAGGAATGTTTGAACAAGTGAAAGCAGAGAATGAAGAGCAATTGAAGGAGATGATGAAATCGCTTGAAGGGAAACACCCCAATCATGGCGGCTGGTTTCGTGAGGGTGAAGTCGTGGAACTGAAAGGCAGCACATTTCGGGTGAAGCGAATCAAACCGACTGAAATCACGCTGAAGCTGATGAAGCGGGGTGAAGTATGAATGATTGGAAGCGCTCAGTGATCAATGTAACCAGTGGCTACGGTGGCAACACACGCCAGCCGTTCGTCGAGATCAAAACAGACAAGCTGAAAGAACCGCTGCAACTACTACCGGAAGAAGCGCGCGACTTGGCTCTAAATTTATTGGAAGCATCGGAGGCCGCTGAGCAAGACGCTTTTATATTTGAGTTTCACAGCACCTTGGGAGGTGAGAGGGATGACGAACTCGGAGCCGGTGTGCTGTTTCAATTTAGAGAGTGGCGAGATGCGCACGGCCAGAACAGATAGGGGAACATAACTCCCTGTGGTTTTGGCGACGCTCTAAATAAAATCAATTATGTAGAGTGTAAATAAAACATGATAGACCAGGCCGAAAAGTATCTCAAGACATTGGACCGCCTCCCCAACACGATCAAGACCTATCATTGGGCGTTGTCTTATTATTTTCAGATCGCGGGCGAAAGCTTGAATGATCAGTCTTACGAAACATTCCTGGCTGCGATCAGCCACCTCTCCCCCTCCAGTAAAAGGGTTCTGCGGTCGGCTGTAATGGGGCTGTATGCGTTTTGTGAAGCCGGAGATCTAAACAAGCGCGAGAGTCTAAACAATCACTATACAAGGAAAACAAAGACCAAGCCAGTCATGTTTGACCGTGATGGTGTTGAAAAGATCATCGCGCACTGCGATACCTTGCGAGGTACTCTCATGAAATTCAGAGACAGAGCATTTGTTCTAACATTGGCTGATACAGGCTTCAGGATTTCCGAATTATGCAGTCTCAAGCGCGGCGATATCGACTGGAGAGACGAACGGGTTTTGATTACTGGAAAGGGTGAAAAGACAGCCGTTGTTCGATTTTCCAAGAGATCTGTTGCCGCATTGAAGGATTACCTCTCCGCACGCGCTGGGATGGATGGTGCGTCGAATAAGCCCTTGGAATCGCTGCCGCTGTTCGCTCAGCACGGCAGGGTGACGAAAATCAAGCCTATGACAATTGACGGCATGCGCAAGGCGATCAGGGAGCGAATGAAGGAAGCAGGCGCAAGGGTCAGGATCCACGATTTCAGGCACTACTTTGTCACGATGGTCATGATGGCTAGCGACGGCAATCTAAAATTAGCGCAGGAGCTGGCCAGACATGAAAGCACATCGACCACGTCACGTTATGCACACTTCTCAACCCCAGAGCTTGATGAGAATTACGACAAGATATTCAATAAGGCGGTTGCCCTATGATAGAGCTAAAGTTTTCAGAGTTTATGACACAAAAATATGGCAACTATGTTATTGCCCAAGAAAAAGCATTCCGTTTATACGATCAAATGTTCAACAGTGAATGACACGGGCATCAGTGACTGATAACAACGCCAGAGAAACGATCTTCGATCAACCGTTGCCGCTCCCGGTCAGACAGTCCGCCTGGTGGCTCTACCAGCATGAATTGCGCCGGATCGATCCAGCCACAAGGCAACCGTATCCACCGCATCAAGTCCTGGAGAACACACTTAAATGGATGTATGAGCAAATACTGTTGATTGAGAGCCAAAAACTGCAGCCCAACGATATCCAACGGCGCATGCTGCAGATGCTGGCCGAGGGCCTGTCTGAAAAGCAGATTGCGTTTGAGTTGGGGATGAATGTAGGAACTGCGCGCGTGATCTTTTTGAGATTACGGACCCGCCTGGGGATGCAATCGATGTACCAGCTAATGGCGCACTCTGTGCATCGGGGATGGGTAAAGCTGAAGACTAACAAAGATGAACGGCCACGCAAGAGCAAATGAAACATATTCATACTAGCACAAGAAGTCTGGTTTCATTACACTTGCATATGGAGATGATCTATGCATAGAAACAGCGATGATATCGTGGCGAGTGGGCCGGTGAACTGTGGGAGGTGCAGGCGACCCTTCGAACACTTCGCGATTGAGGAGATCCAGGGTTTCGCACAGTTACGGTGCGGAGATCTATTAATCCCGAAAATAGAAGCGAATTGCATTCATTGCGGCTGGACCTTCCATTGGAATATCCGTGAGAAGGATGTAGAAAAGATGGCACTGGTCTATGGTCAGCTCGTGGCTGCTTCCTTTCCAGAGTAACCGAGGCGCATGCTTGGCTCCGTATGAGCGTGCTATAATGTAAAAAGTCAATTGCGCCGGCGTGGCGCATCTATGAGGGATTTGCCAGTTTACCCACCTGGCCACAGCGTATCCGTCTGGGATCGCTGGTGGCCAGGTGTTTTCTTTTACACGTGCGCCTGCGCGCAGTGCAGGTGAGTTGGCAGCCATCCCCTACCACATAAGGAGATTCCCATGAAAACCAACCGATTGTTCCTGATCCTCATGATCCTATTGTCTCTGCTGCTTATGGCTTTTGCTCCCCAGCCCCAGGAGCCGAGCGGCACGGTGCTTGATTCCATTCTCAAGATCGTTGTGGCGTTTGGTACGCTGGCCGGTGTATCGGCTCTGGTGACAGCATTGGTCAGCATCTTTCGCTGGGCCGGCGTGATCAAGACCGAAGAGACAGCAGGGAAGTGGACCGCTGGATTGAACCTGGTCGCGTTCATTGCATTGGTCGCGCTGGGGATCTTCCGGCCGGATCTGGCTCTTGGCTTCTTGGATGGACTGGCAGTCCAAGCCGCAACGATCGCACTCTTTGTGCTTGGCTTTCTCACTCAAATGACGGTGCCCGCACCGGTCAACCGGTTATTCTACCGTGCGCGCGTACCTGTCCTCAACATCAGGGGCTCAGAGTAACTAACAGAGGGCACGCTAGCCGTGCCCTTTTCACATGATGAAGAAACGCATCATCATTACGATTGTGGGGGTCCTCACTCCCCCACTGCCAGACCAGCAGCAGCGGGAGCCAGGCTTCATCGAGGCGGTGACTGCAGAGCTGAACAGGCACTTCCCAGAGTTCCAGCCGGATGCCAAGCAACCCATGGTGACCGTCACTGTGGAGGATGTGCACGAGCAGAAAAAAGCCGTTTGAGTTGCCTTAAGAAGTTGCTTTTTCGGCCATAAATAGAACAGACATTCTAAGAATGAAACGATATTCAAAAAATCCACGCACGATCACAGAGAGCCAATTGCAGGACCTGGCGACGTGGCTGCGCGAGCTGGGCGATCTAAGTGGTATCGTGCATGACCTCAACTCCGACGAGATCATTGGCGGCAACCAGCGTAGCAAAGTGATCGACATCAACAAGTGCAAGATCAGCATCGAGCATAAATCCAGCCGGCCGGACAAGCAGGGCACTGTGGGGCTGGGTTATGTGATCTGGGAAGGGAGGCGTTATTCCTACCGCCAGGTGCGCTGGACAAAGAAGCAATGTGAGCAAGCGAATATTGTGGCCAACAAAGCGGGCGGCGATTGGGATATGGAACTGCTCAAGAAATACTTCAAAGCCGACGATCTCCTGGACTGGGGATGGAGCGACGACGACCTGGACGGGCTGTTCGAAGAGGAAAAGAAGAAGGTCGATGCGCCTGCGAAGTTTGACCAGGCCGACAAACTCCTCAAAAAATGGAGGGTCAAGGTCGGCGATCTATGGCAACTGGGAGATCATCGTTTAATTTGTGGTGACAGCTCCAAGCCGGAGACCGTTGCGCGGTTAGTGCGAAAAACCGCACCAGCTTCCTTGTTCTCGACCGATGCGCCGTATATGGTGGACTATGATGGGACGGCCAGGCCCGGGGGTGGGAAGGATTGGAGCAGGAAATACAAAGAGAGCACCATCCAGGATAAGCAGGCCTTTCTGACGACGGTCTTCCAGACCTGGCAGCCGTACCAGAAACCGAATGCAGCCTGGTTCATCTGGCATGCGAGCGCGACGCGCGCGCTGTTTGAGCAAGCCATGGCCGACTGTGGGATCCTGGTACATCAGGAGATCATCTGGGTGAAGCCAGTGTTTATCCTTGGCTTTGCCACCTACTACTATCAGCACGAGCCGTGCCTGTTCGGCTGGCCAAAAGGTAACAAGCCGTTTCTACGGAAACGCTTCTTTGATGGGAAAGAATCCACGGTGTGGGAGGGGGAGCTGGAGACGATCCTCGCGGAATTGCATCAGGGATCCGATGTCTGGTTGTTGGATTGGCAGGGCAAGAAGCGCAACAGCAAAGCGCTGCACCCCACGGAGAAGCCGGTGGAGATCTTCGCACGGCCGATGCGCAACCATACCAAGCCTGGCGAGATCTGTCTGGAGCCCTTCTGTGGGTCCGGGTCCCAGGTCCTGGCTGGCCAGCAGGAGGGCCGGCTTGTATACGCCTCAGAGATCGAGCCCGCGTTTGTGGCTGTGGCTTTGGAACGGTTCTGCGATGCGACGGGGATCGAGCCGAAGCGATTGGAGCGCGGATGATCACGGTGCCTCCCAAGAAAAAGAAACCGTCACCTCCTAAAAGACCCCGCGCGCCTAAGCCGGGCAAAACACAGAGACCACCACGGCGGCCGCAGGTCCCTCCGGAGGTGTCTTCGGCGCGTAAATACAAAGCATGGGAGATGCGGGTAATGAATCCTCACATGACGTTCAGGCAGATCACGGAGGAACTTAACAAGCTGTTTCCGGACTACCCGCTCGAATCGGATCATCAAGCCGTGGAAAAGATGATCAAGTCAGCCGAGCAGGAATACATCAACGCCCATCAGGCGCAAGTGGATGAGATCAAAGCAGAATCAGCACTCACGATGGATTGGGTGCGCCACGAAGCTGCCGATGCCTGGGACAAAAGCAAGGATATGCTGCGCACCTTCAAGAAACGCGAAGACCAGACCGTCGAACAGATCCTGAAAGCCAACGCAGGCAATGCGCAATTTCTGAAAACGATCACCGAATCAGTTATTGTGAAAGCCAAGATCTACGGCGCACTGGCGCCGAGGCGGCATGAAGTCACCGGCAAGGATGGCGCTCCACTTGGGCCGTCAGCGATTGATCTGAAGACAATAGGAAAATACCTAACCAATGACGATCTTGACATCCTCCAGCAAGCGGCAGAAGTCATTGAACGCGCCCAACGTGATTATGACACTGCCTTCCAAGAAGGAAATCGAAGCGGAGAGGCTGACTCGGAGTCTTAGCTTCTACGTTCAGGAAGCGTGGAAGGTCGTCGAGCCCGCCATCCCCTTTATTTATAACTGGCATATTGGACTGATCAGTGAATATCTGGTGGCGCTCACGCTGCTCCAGATCCAGAACCTTATCATCAATATCCCGCCGCGGCACATGAAGAGCCTGCAATCCTGTGTGATCTGGCCGACATGGGTGTGGCTGAGCATGCCCTCGAGCCGCTGGATCACGGGCTCCTATTCGCTGAAGCTGGCTGTGCGCGATACGCTGAAGAGCCGGCGCATTCTGCAGTCGGACTGGTATCAGGAACGCTTCGGTGAGATCTTCCAGCTGACTGGTGACCAGAATGAGAAGAGTCGCTATGAGAACGACAAGACCGGCTTGCGCATGGGATTCGGTATGGACAGCCAGGTCACCGGTGAAGGCGGCGACTTCATTGTGGTCGATGATGCGCTGAAGTCTCAGGATGCAGATAGTGATGTCGAGCGCAACAAGGTTAATGAGGTATGGGATAACTCCCTCTCGACCCGTGCCAATGACCCGAAGACCGCCAGGCGCCTGATCATTGGCCAGCGCTTGCACGAAGATGACCTGCCTGGCCACGTGCTCGATCGTATGAAGAATGACGCCAAGGCGCACCAGTATGAGCTGTTGTGTTTGCCGGCACGGTATGAGCCGAAGCGTATCTTTACGAGTATTGGCCTGGAAGATCCACGCACGACGCCAGGTGAGCTGTTGTGGCCAGAGCACATCGATGAACCCGCCCTCGATGCGATGGAGGCCGATCTGGGTGAGCGCGGCACGGCCGGTCAGCTGCAGCAGCGCCCTGCCCCAGCTGGTGGTGCGATCTTTCTGCGCAAATGGTTCGATGGCAAGAACCGCTATGACCCGAGCGATCGCAGCATATTTAACCGCAGCATTGCGCGCTGGTTGTTTTATGACACGGCGTTCAAAGACAAAGAGCAGAACGATACGAATGCCCGCATCGTGTTAGAGCTCACACGAGACTACCATATCCTGTTGCGGGAAGCCTGGTGGGAACGAATGCAGGTGCCGCAGATCACGAAGGACGTGATCGACAACACGCTGCGCTGGAACTATGACGGCAAGCTGCGCGGCACAGTGGTTGAAGACAAAGGCAGCGGCATCGCAGTGCTCCAAACCATCCGCCAGGGTGTGCTGCCGGAACTGGTCGACTTCATGATGGAGTTCAACCCAGGTACGGTCAGCAAGACCGAACGTGGCCGGCGAGCCAGCCAGTGGTGTGAGCGAGATTGTGTATGGCTCCCGATGCCCGATGAATCTGTGCCCTGGCTGTATGACTTCGAAGAGCTGCTGTTCAAGTGGCCGGGCACCAAGATCGATGATCCGCAGGATGCGTTCAGTATGGGGATCTTGTACCTGGAGAACTTATTGGCCGAGGGGTGGAAACTCCGCCTCGGCAGGAAATCTTGATTGACGTGGCGCCTGGCGCCACGGAAGGAAGGAAAGCATGGCGAAAAACGACAAAAGTAGAGCATTGTTCCAAAAGTTGTGGAGAGATGTTGTCTTTTGGAAGAAACGACGAGCGCGGATGAAGCAAGACACCACCGCGCCGACCGTGACAATTGCCGTAATAGGTGGAAGTCCAAACGCAACCCTGCCCCTTGCTATCACGTTCACACTCAGCAAACCATCATTAGATTTCGCTTCTGGTGCTGTTGGTGTTGGCGGCGGAACGATTGCCAATTTCGGAGGGTCTGGAACTGCTTACACCTGCGAAGGCATGCCTGCTTCGCCAAATGGGACGATGACCTTTGACATAGCCGCCAACGCTTTTCACGATATGGTGGGCAATGGCAATACAGCCGCGACACAACTGGTTGTAGTGTCAAGCGCCTTTGATCTTGCTGATGAATTCACCGACACGGTAGCTCCTGGTGCAGTGAACGGCACAACGGCAACCCCGACTGGGCAGACACGCACCGCCACGGACACCAACTCAAAATTATCCATTGGCTCTGGAGTCGCCGACTTTGCAACAGGAGGTGCAGCAGCCGGCAATCCTGGATTATGGTATCCGGGTCGAGCGAGAGCTGCGGGCAAGGCGTTGATCGCACGCTTGGCAGGCACGAACACCAATTACTCTGTTGGATGGGATTCTAATGCCGCTGGAGGAGTGTCACAGGCGCTCAACTTCTTCACGACGGGCGTTGTACGTGCATTCCTCTATGCGATCGTGCCGCTGACCGTTGGCGCAAACCCCGCATCCGGAGCAACTGTATATGGCTTGATCCTGTTGAGAAATACTGGCGCATTCTTTTTCATCAAGGAAGCAACGGCCTTCCCGAAATGGAGATTACTGTACCCAGATAAAAATGGAGCCGATGCCACCGTGTATCCTTCCCTGGGTGCACAAGGGATAACAGCGGTGTTCACTTCAGGTTTCATCCGTATTCCTCAAAATCTTATTATTGTCAGTCCTCTCGCCTCCGATGCCTTCACGCGTGCAAATGGCGCATTGGGCAATACAGGCGGAGGAGGTTCGGAGGAATCAGGTGGAAGCGGTTTAGCTTGGGTAAATCAGGTAGGAACGGTTGAAATCTCTGGAAATAAAGCGATGGCAACTTCGTTGAGCGTGGACAGGGCAATTTGTACTGTACCCGTTGGTGCAGAGAGCATACTTCTTGAAGCAGCCGTGACTCGTGGAACAACTGGCGTTGGGTTGGTGATGCAATATGTGGATGCAGACAACTATGTTTATGTCAGGCGCACTGCTGCAAATGTGCAGTTGATAAACCGTGTGGCTGGTGTAGAAACCACTGTCATAACCGGAACTCCTGCCGAGGTAAATGGCTCAAGATTGATGTCTGCCATCACAGATATAACCACAGAAATAGTGGTTCGTACTTACTACAACGAGGCTTTGGTTGGTGGCGAACAATATCTGTCAAATTTCGGCGGACATGGAACGTCTGGCGACAAAATGGGTTTGATTTTCTTCGACCTTGACAGCAGCATTGATAATTTCGTTTGTTGGGCAAGAGGTGTTGATAGTGAGTATGAAGAGGCGTTCAACAAGTACGCGGTATAGAAAGGATTGAACTGGATCGCTTTCGGCTTTTCGTGTACGTGTGGCTGATATGGATACAGAGAATATAAAACTATTTTTTCAAACCGCCCTGGAATTAAGGAGTGTGTCTTATGGCTACAGTCTTCGGTGATACCGCACAAACCTATTGGCAGCGCGTGGCGCTGATGACATCGCTCGCGCAGGCACAGGCGATCCTGCCGAGTGCCTGGTATGAGATGTTGGAGGAGTATTACCTCAACAACGGCCTATATGACCTGGTGCAGAGTGCACTCTTCGAGAATGCGATCTGGATGCCAGGCATGAAGCCGCTGCGCAACCCTGCGCACCGCGCCGTGGAGTTCTACGTCTCGAAGCTCTGGCCAGGCCCGCTCGAGCGCGCTTTGCCGATCGTCGCGGACAATAAGGAGCTCGTCGAGCCCATCCAGAAGATCTGGGCGTGGTCAAACTGGGCATCACAGAAACAGGTCGCCGCGCGCTGGCTCTCCAACTTCGGCGATCTGTTTATCAAGGTGTCCGAGAAGAGTGAAGACAACCAGGTGACGCGCGTGTATCTGGACCCGCTCAAGCCAAAATATGTTACGGACCTGACGTTGGACGAGCGCGGCTTCATCATGTTCATCCGGATCGACGTACCGGACGGGAATGAAATGCACACGGAAGTATGGAGCAAGGACTTTGGTGGCTATCGCCTATGGAAGCACAATAGATCCATCGAGACGCCGATCAAGCAGCTGGGCGACCCCAAAGAAACGAAGACTTTTTCAGAGTTGGGTTTTGATTTCATTCCGATCGTGCACGCGAAGTTCCAGGATATCGGCGAGACGCGCGGCATCGGTTGTTTTGTGCATACGCTCGACAAGATCGATGAGGCCAATCGCCAGGCCACTCGCCTGCACCAAATCCTGTTCCGGTTCAACAAGCCAACCAATGCGATCTCAGCAAACGCTATGGATGCCAGCGGGAAGCCTTTGCCGCCTCCGACGATTGCCGGCCGCAATGGAAGTGATTCATCCCAGGGCAATGCTGTGACCTTGGGTGACGATGATCTTTTCACGCTGCCGGGCATGGCGAAGCTGGAGCAAATGGTCCCCAACATTCAATATGATGCAGCGCTCAACATTCTGAATGCGCAGATGGACGAGCTGGCCAATGACCTGCCGGAGATCCTCTATTACGATCTAAAGGATAAGGGTGAACTTTCGAACGTCGCGCTGAAGACGTTGCTGGGCCCTGCTGTTGACAAGGTGCTCGAAGCGCGCGGCAACGCCGAGCCGGCCCTGATCCGGGCCAACCAGATGGCACTGACGATTGCCGGCATTCATGATCTCGATGGTTTCAAGAACCTGGGCCTCTTTGAGAAGGGCGACCTGGTGCATACGTTCGCTGAGCGCGATGTCATCCCCATGAGCGCGAAAGAGAAGGCGGAGGTGATCAAGTCTCAGGTGGATACCGGCATGCCCTTAATCGCAGCCATGAAATTCAATGGTTTTAGTGAAGAGCAGATCAAAGATGTGACCAAAACCGATGAGTATCGCCTGCGGATCGATAAGCTGTTGTGGGAAGCTTCAGAGAAAGCTGTGGCTGCCGGCATCGCGATAGAGACTTACCTGCGACGGCTGGGCTGGACCGACCAGCAGCTGACGGATCTGGGCACGCAGCGACTCGCCGCGATCAAGGCCAGGCAGGAAGACCGCATTCCACCGACAGGACAATAATGGCCGATCAAAAGAACCTTTTCAACCCATTACTTTGGACAGACGAGGAACTGGATGCGTTAGTTTCTGTCACCCCCGAAGATATGACAGCCGCGCTGGTGGAGTGGCAGGCTCATGCTCCAGATGAGTTCGATGAGTTGCCGCTTGCCCCACAGGATGATGACGAAGACACAGCGAATGAGATTTTGGTCGGCGTGCTACTTTTCGGGGCTTCTACACTGTTTTTATGGGACGCGGCACGCGGCGTATACATCCACACCGAAACCAATCGTATCGTTCCATTCTCGGTCATCCGCGATATCGTAGATGAAGTCAACCTGGCGCAACTCAGCAGAATGACCGCATTGTCCACGCAGCTTCAGGCTGGCGAGATCACACTGGCTGAATGGCAGATCGGCATGGCGCAAAGGATCAAGATCCTAAATGTCAACGCCTCCGTGCTGGCCAGAGGTGGATGGGCACAAATGAGCCAATCTGACTGGGGCTGGACAGGCGCCAAGATCAAAGAGCAATATAAATTTTTACGCAACTTTGCAGAGGAGATCGCCAGCGGCAAACAAGTCTTGGACGGGCGATTCTTATATAGAACCGGCATGTATGAAGATGCCAACCGTGGGTTATATGAGGAAATGCGCAGACGCGTGGAAGAGACACACAATCTGATGCAGGAGGAGATGCGCGAGCTGGGTGAAGCCGACCATTGTGATGATTGCTTGGCCTATGCCCAGCTTGGTTGGCGGCCGATCCGCACATTACCACGTATTGGCGATTCTCGTTGTAAGACGAATTGTCATTGTCGTTTCAGATTTAGGCGTCGTGGCCCTGATGGCTGGATCATGAGCGAAACATAATCAACATTGCGCCTCGTCTGCTTCTGGTGCTATAATGCGTTCAGTCAATTGCGCCTAATCGGTGCATCCACGAGGGATTGCTGGAATACCCACCCAGTCACTGCGTAACCGCAAGGGAGCGCTGTGGCTGGGTGTTTCCGTTCACCTGCACTTCGATTTGCTTGGCAAATCGTGCAGGCGCAAGTGTAATCCCTACTCTACGCCGAACGTGAGGCGGCAAAAAACACGGAGGAAGAAATGTTTTTCGATTGGTTACGCACATGCTTGTACTTTGACAAAGACCCGGATGCTTCTGGTGGTGCCCAGGAAGACGACCCAAAGACAGACGACAGCGCTGGCGGAGATCCCGAGAAAGCTGGAAAGAAAAAGAAAGAGGTCGCCGACATCACATTCAGTGCTGATCAGCAGGCGTTCATCGATCAGAAGATTGGCGAAGCCCGCACCAAGGAGCGCGAAAAAGCTAAGGCTGAACTCGAAGCCGAAACCGCAAAAGCCAAAAAGAAGGCTGATGAGGAAGCGCTCAAGGATAAACAGGAATGGCAGAAGCTGGCCGAGAGCCGTCAGACTGAGATTGACGATCTGACGAAGCAGAAGACCGAGCTGGAGCCACGCTTGCAAGCAAGCGAGGATCAGGCTGAAAAGTACAAGAAAGCATTGGACGGGATCCTGGCTGCGCAAAAAAAGGATCTGCCCAAGCATATCGTGGAACTACTCGAAAAGATGGATCCCGTGGAGGCGATGGAATACATCACCAAGCACGCGAAGGATCTGGGCGCCAAGCCGTTGACCTACAGCGAAACGCCTGATGGAAAAGAAAAGAAGGTCAGCGACGATGACAAGAAGGAAGCGCAAAAGGCAGCCGACACTGTCATCACACGAGTTTTCTAGCACACCTGCACTTGACGCCGCGCTAAGCAGCGGCAGTGTGAACGCTTCTTTTTCAGGTGCAAGTGTCGTGGCGCCAGGCGCCACGTAGGAGGTTCTTATGGCCGATCTAGCATTGGTCACCGCAAACAAGGTGGAGATCGTGGAGAGCTTGGAGCAGATGACCCTGCC